GGCAAGAAGCCTATGGCGGGTAAGGCGAAGCCTGTTAAGGGCCAGAAGAAGAAGTGAGTAAGTCTCCTTCTAAGGTTAATGCGGCTGGGAATTACACTAAGCCGATGATGAGGAAGGCCTTGTTTGACAAGATCAAGGCTTCTTCTGTGCAGGGTACGAAGGCTGGTGAGTGGAGTGCGCGTAAGGCGCAGTTGCTTGCTAGGGAGTACAAGGCCAAGGGTGGTGGGTATAAATGAAGGCTCCGCAGAAATCGTTGAAGGCTTGGGGTGAGCAGAAGTGGCGCACTAAATCTGGTGAGCCTTCTTCTAAGACGGGTGAGCGTTACTTGCCGGAGAAGGCGATTAAGGCTTTATCGTCTAAGGAGTATGCGGCTACGACTCAGGCTAAGCGAGAGGGCAAGGCCAAGGGCAAGCAGTTTGTGCCGCAACCAAAGTCGGTGGCAAAGAAGGTTGCGCCTTATCGAAAGGTGAAGTGATGTCTGGCGATGGGAGTTTTTCTTCGGTTCTTTCTTTGGGGGACCGGAGATTATTGCGTCAGGTTGTGAGGAAGGTGCATCTTGCTCATTATCCAGCGGACAAATTGACGGACATTGAGGTGGATAAGTTGATTGATGCTTGGGGTCCTGAGGTTGCTGGGAGTATGGTGAAACGTGCGGTTGATGCGGGTTTGGCTGGGTAGTGGTAGAGTTTGCTTACAAGCCTGATGGGGAAACCTTGAAGGACTTTATGAAGGACAATTCCTTCTTCCGTGGTTTGCGTGGGCCTGTTGGTTCTGGAAAATCTGTGGGGTGTGCGGTGGAGATATTTCGCCGAGCTTTGCAGCAGGAGCCTGATGCCAATGGGGTAAGGAAAACCCGGTGGGCTGTGGTGCGAAACTCGTATCCTCAGTTGCGAACCACGACGATCAAGACATGGTTGGATTGGTTTCCCGAGGATGTGTGGGGCAAGATGTTGTGGCATCCGCCTCCGTACACGCATCGTTTGCAGCGTGGGAAATTGGACATTGAGGTGATCTTCCTGGCCTTGGATAGGCCGGAGGATGTGAAGAAGTTGTTGTCTTTGGAGTTGACGGGCGTATGGATAAACGAGGCGCGCGAGGTTCCAAAGGCAATCGTGGACGCGTGTACGATGCGCGTGGGGCGCTTCCCTTCTATGAAGGACGGAGGTCCTACATGGTACGGCGTAATAGCGGATACCAATGCGCCGGACGAGGATCACTGGTGGCCGATAATGTCGGGGGAGGCTCCGCTGCCGGATCACATAACGCGCGACGAGGCGTTGATGCTGGTGAAGCCGGACACTTGGAACTTCTTCACGCAGCCGGGGGGGATGTTGGAGGAGAAGGATCGTGAGGGTAATCTGACTGGGTATAAGTTGAATCCCAAGGCGGAGAACCGGAAGAACATTACTCCAAACTATTATCCTGACATTATCAAGGGTAAGGCCAAGAGTTGGATTGATGTGTATGTTTTGAATAAGTTTGGCAGTCTTAGTGATGGGAAGCCGATTTATCCTATGTTTAGTGATGAGGTGCATCTGGCCAAGGAGCCTATTTTGCCTGTTCCTGGCGTTCCTATTGTGGTGGGCATGGACTTTGGGTTGACGCCTGCTGCGGTATTTTGCCAGCATGTTAGGGCGAAGTGGGTGATCTTGCATGAGTTGGTCGCGCAGGACATGGGCATTGTGCGCTTTGCGGAGTTGTTTCGCATGGAGGCAGCGCAGCGTTTCCCGGGTGCGAGCTTACAGGTTTATGGTGATCCGGCTGGGGATTACCGCGCGCAGACTGACGAGCGTACGCCTTTCCAGATATTGAGGTCTGCTGGGATCAAGGCTTATCCGGCTGGGAACAATGATGTGGCTTTGAGGTTGGAGGCTGTGAGTACGGCTTTGAATCGCCTGGTGGATGGTCAGCCGGGGTTCTTGGTTGACCCGAGGTGTGTGAATTTGTTGAAGGGCTTTCGTGGTGGGTATCAGTACCGGAGGATGCAAGTTTCTGGTGCTGATCGCTACGAGGAGCGGCCTGACAAGAACAAGTTCTCTCACGTTCATGATGCGTTGCAGTATGCTTTGATTGGTGGTGGCGAGGGCCGGAGTATTATGGGGCAGACCCAGGGTGGTAAGACGGTGCAGGCAAAGCGTGACTTTGATGTGTTCACGAGGAAGCCGCTGTCTAATCGCCAGACGAGGGTTCGCTTCGGTCCATTGTGAGTAGGTATTGCATTACTGCAAACCCACAGCATTGATTCATTTCCCTATATATAGGGAGTTATGGAGGTAAGTTATGGGTGGTATTTTTAACGCCCCGAAGCCACCGCCGCCCGATCCTGCTGTTGAGGCGGAGCGCAAGGCTCGGTTGGAGCAGATTGAGGAGCAGAAGGAAAGCCAATCTGCCGAGCGTGCGGAGGACAAGAAGCGCCGCACTCAGGAGATGGCTTCTCGTAGTGCTGGCATGGTTGGTATGCGCTCGCTGATTTCTGGCTCTCGTGGTGGTGCTGGTTTTGGCCGTGAGTTGTTGGGGTAAGATATGATTTATCAGGATGCGCTACCCTCTTTGCAGGGTGATGAGGCAGCGAGGATAGCTGCTCGTTTTGAGCGTTCAAAGCGCATCAAGGATACTTGGCTCTCCAAGTTTGAGGAGTGCTACGAGTATGCCATGCCTCAGAAGGAAAGCTTCTACGATCAGGCTCAGGGCCAGAGTCGGACTGACAAGATATTCGATGAGACTGCGGTAGTTGGGGTTCAGGAGTTTGCCTCTCGTTTGCAGGCTGGCTTGGTCCCTAACTATGCGCGTTGGGCTCAGTTGGTATCTGGTTCTGAGGTTCCTCCTGACGAGCGTCAGGATGTGGATGGCGCGCTGGAGGAGGTCACGAACTATGTGTTCGAGATTCTCCAGAACAGTAACTTCTCCCAGGAAATCCATGAGTCTTTCTTGGATTTGGCTGTGGGTACTGGGTGCTTGCAGATTAGTGAGGGTGATGCGCTGAACCCTGTGATGTTCACGGCGGTTCCTTTGACGCAGCTAACTCTCGATGTTGGCCCGGACGATAAGATTGATCATATCTTCCGTGAGCGCCAGCTTCGCATTTCTAATATTAAGGTGGCTTATCCCAAGGCTGCATTGCCTGCCTCGATGGCGCAGGCTTTGGCTGACGGGAAGGACGAGTATGTAAAGCTCGTGGATTGTACTTATCGTGTGTATGGTTCTCCCGAGGAGGAGCATCGCCGTGTGGTGTTCGATCCCAAGGAGAAGCATATCTTCTTCCGTGAAACCTATAAGGGTGTGGGTTCTTGCCCTTTTGTGGCGTTTCGTTGGGCCAAGGCTGCGGGTGAGGTGTATGGGCGTGGGCCTCTGATGAATGCCATGCCTGCGGTAAAGACCTGTAATCTGACTGTGCAGTTGATCTTGGAGAATGCCCAAATGGCGATCTCTGGGGTTTACACGCTGGAGGATGATGGGGTTATTAATCCCGATACGATTCAGTTGTTGCCGGGGACTATTGTTCCTGTGGCTCCTGGGTCTAATGGATTGAAGGCTATTGGTGCGGCGGGTAACTTTGATGTGGCCCAGTTGGTGTTGAGTGAGATGCGGATGAACATTCGCAAGGCGCTCTACAATGATATGTTGGGCAATCCTGATAAGACGCCGATGAGTGCGACTGAGGTTTCTCAGCGTATGGCTGACTTGTCGCGGCAGATTGGTTCTGCCTTTGGCCGTTTGCAGGCTGAGATGGTGAACCCGGTATTGCGCCGGGTTGTGTATATCTTGAAGCGTCAGGGTCGTATTAGCCTGCCGACTGTGAATGGCCGTGAGGTAAAGGTGCGCTCTACGAGCCCGCTTGCCCAGGCCCAGGCGCAGCAGGATATTGTGGCGTTTGATCGCTTCATGGAATTGGTTGGTGGTAGGTTTGGACCTCAGTTGGTAAATCTTCTTGTGAAAAGCGAGGAGGCCGCTAAATATCTTTCCGATAAGTTTGGCGTGCCGGAAAGGTTACTGAGGTCTGATCAGGAGCGAGCCGATCTGGTCGCTAAGATTACGCAAGCAACGGGGATGATGAATGGACAGCAACAAGGTGGACCGCAAGCGGGTCCAGGGGGTATTGGGCCCTGATGGTATAGTCAGGGACCTGGAGAAAGAAGCTACTCTTAATGCCTTATTCGCTTCGGTGTTTTCCCGTGAGGACGGGAGAGAGGTATTGAGGTATCTTCGGTCAGTAACCATTGAGGCGGTGGCCGGACCCGGTGTAACGCCTGATGAGCTTATGCACCGTGAGGGCATGAGGTTCTTGGTTGGTATTATTGAGCAACGTGTGGGGAGAGGTAAAAATGGGTGATAGTTTGATTAGTGGGCAGGCTTCTCAGGGCGAGGAGCAGCAGACGCAGCAGCAGGGGCAGGAGCAATCTACCTCTCAGCAGGAGGCTTCTTCGCGGCCAGAGTGGTTGCCGGAGAAGTTTTTCGTTGAGGGCAAGCCTGCTTTTGAGCTTTTGGCTAAGAGCTATGGGGAGCTTGAGACAAAGTTCCGTTCCAAGGAAGATGATTTGAAGGCTCGTCTTGTGGAGGAGTTGGCCAATGAAGCTGTTGCCAATCGCCCTGAGGCGGCTGACAAGTATGAGTTGCCGGAGATTGAGGGTGCTGACCTTTCTCAGATGGCGAATCATCCGCTGGTGAAGTGGTGGGCTGACTTCTCTTTCGAGAATGGCTTTGATCAAAACACCTTCAAGACCGGGATTGAGACTTACATCCAATCTCAATCTTTTGGGATGCCTAATCCTGAGGAGGAGATAAAGGCCCTTGGGGATAACGCCAAGGCTCGGACTGAGGCTGTGGGCTTGTGGGTTGGCAAGAACTTTGCGGCTGATGAGATTGGCCAGATCGAGCGCCTTTGCACCACTGCGGCTGGGGTGAAGGTCATGGAACGCATTATGGGTATGATGCGTGGCGAGGGCGGCCAGGTGGTTGATGATCGCAGCCCGGTAGATGACGAGGCAGATGTTATGAAGCTGATGAATGATCGCCGCTACTGGTCGCCAAGTGAGCGCGATCCTGCTCTGGTTAAGAGGGTAGAGGCCTTCTTCCAGAAGAAATTCAAGTAATCTTCCTGGGGAGGGATAGATGATTGTGAAGTCTATTGAGCGCACAGATATTGGTAATTGTGTGGAGTTAGGTAAGCTTCTCCATAACGAGAGCCCATATTATGGCCGATCTGAGTTCAATGAGAGCAAGCTGTATCGGCTTGCTGAGTTGTGCATTAACGATCCAAACTACTGCTGCTTTGTAGCCCAGGACAATGACGACAATATCATTGGCATGATTGCTGGTGTTATTGGCACTCATTTCTTCTCTGACTGCAAATACTCTACTGACATCACATTCTTTGTGAAGCCTGAGAGTAGGGGATCAACGGCTGCTTTGCGGCTATTGACTGCCTTTTGCATTTGGTCTGAGGCAATGGGATGTGATGAGATTCGGTGTGGTGTTAGCACTGGAATCAGGATTGATGCGGCGGATCGGATATACAAGAAGTTTGGCTTCAAAGAAGAAGGCAGGCTTTATGTGATGGTTCCCAACAAAGATAAATTGGTCCATTGAATTAGAGGCCAATTATTTTGATTGTCCGAGGCGAGGCCCGTTTAAGGCTGGTCGAGCCCCGCTTGGGATAACTCACTTCCCAGTCTGCTTCGGACAACCTTGTTGGTTCAACCGAATTGTAGGAGGCTATCATGGCGCTGACCATTGATCAGGCTTTTATCCGTCAGTTCGAGTCCGAAGTTCACATGGCGTACCAGCGCATGGGCTCGAAGCTGCGTAACACTGTTCGTTTCAAGGGTAATGTAACTGGCAAATCCACCACCTTTCAGAAGGTTGGCCGTGGTGCTGCTGCTACGAAGTCCCGTCATGGCAATCTGCCTGTGATGAACATCGACCACAGCAATGTGGAATGCACGCTCGCTGACTTCTACGCTTCCGACTATGTTGATAAACTCGATGAGTTGAAGATCAACATTGACGAGCGTCAGGTTGTGTCTCAGAACTCTGCTTACGCCCTTGGCCGTAAGTCGGATGACCTGATCATCACGCAGCTTGATACCGCGACCAATGTCATTACCGAAGCTAGTACTGACGGTCTGACGCAAACCAAGATCAACACGGTCTTTGAATCCTTCGGTGCGAATGATGTGCCGGATGATGGTGAGCGTTACTTCGTCATTTCCCCGGCTGCGTGGGTTGATCTGCTAGCGATTTCTGCGTTCTCTGACGCTGACTTCATTGGCTCTGACGACCTCCCGTACAAGGGTGGCATGGTGGCGAAGCGTTGGCTTGGCTTCATGTGGATGACGCACTCGGGCCTCCCGGTTGCCTCTACCATCCGCAAGTGCTTTGCCTATCACCGCAGCGCGATTGGCTTGGCTTCTGGCCAGGATGTGTCCACGGAAGTGAATTACATTCCTGAAAAGGCCGCTCACCTCGTTACTTCTATGATGTCCCAAGGCTCGGTTCTGATCGATGCCAACGGCGCATACGAAGTGCAGATCAAGGAGTAATGATCTATGGCTTTCGTTCTCGCTGATCTTGGTAAGGTGGCTGGTGGTGCGAAGCAAATCCACTACTACGCTACGACTGATGCCATCGGTACGGTAATCGCTTCCGGTTACTTCAACGATGCCACGGCCAACCTCCGTCAGTATGATATCATCCTTGCGGTGACTTCTACTGGTGGTACTCAAGCCGTTGACGTTCTGGTTGTGACTAGCGCCACTGGTGCTACCACGGTCACGACGACCAACGGGACCTAATAGGCTGGGAGCCACTTTGCCCTCCCCGTAGTGGCCCAGCCTGGGGGTAGAGGAATCCTTCTTCTACCCCCTTTTGAGAGGTATAGATTGTGGCAACTACATCCATCGACATTTGCGCCCGTGCGCTGATCTTGATTGGGGCTAATCCCATTACCTCGTTTTCCGATGGGACAACGGAGGCCACTGTTGCAGCTAACCTCTATGAAGATACTGTTAGGGATATGCTGGCGCGGCATCGCTGGCGCTTTGCAACTGGTCAATCGCAGCTTTCACGCCTTGTTGCTGTACCTGACGGTAGGTGGGATTCTGCTTATCAGCTACCTTCTGATTTGCTTATTCTTCATTCCATCACTGTTACTGATGATGTTATTGCCTATGACCGCTATCAAGACATGGTTTACTGCAATGCTACGTCAGAAGATGTAGTGGTTGCGGATTATACCTTCCGAGCGGATGAGAGCCTTTGGCCTCCCACTTTTGTAACTGCCATGCAGTTCCAGCTTGCTTCGATCTTCGCGTATTCGGTTGCAGCCCAGGAGGGGCTCTCGGATATGATGGAGAAGCGGGCTGTGCGCTACACCTCGATTGCCCGGAACATTGATAGCCAGAGCCAGACTACACGCAGGCTGAATGTGCAGAGGTTCCACCAGCTACGCACTACTATAAGGGGTTGAGATGGGCGTTAAGCTTGTTCAAAACAATTTCGCCAATGGCGAGATTGATCCTCTTATGGATATGCGTCACGATACTGGGGCCTATGTCGGTGGCGCTCGCAGGCTTCGTAACGTTGCCCTACTCAATCAAGGTGGCGTTAGTCGTCGTCCTGGGACTGAGTATCTGGCTACTCTGAATGCGAAAAGCCGTTTAATTCCATTTGAGTTCTCTGCCTCTGAGCGTTACCTCTTTGCCTTTTCTAATACTCGCCTGGATATTTACAGCACTTCCGGCACCCTGATTCAGAGTCTTACTAGCTGCCCTTGGACTACTTCTCAGCTTTTTGACCTGACCTATACCCAGGCAGCGGATGTGATGATTGTCTGCCATCCTGAGATGCAGACTCAGAAGATTGTCCGTACTTCTCTTTCTACCTTTACACGATCTGCTTTTGCCTTTGGTCAATCTATCAATTCAAACCTAACTTATCAGCCCTACTACAAGTTTGCGGATGACGCTGTAACGCTTAGTGCTAGTGGCACTACTGGCAGCGTCACGCTCACTACTAGCGCGGCCTTCTTTACTGCGAGTTATGTTGGTTTGCGGGTACGTTGGTTTGATGTGGAAATTGAGATTACTGCATACACCAACTCGACTACTGCAACTGGCACTGTGAAGGGCGAGCTAAAGGGCTACTATGATATTGACCCATTCAAGACTACCCATAGCTCCAATGTTGTTACTGTAACTCATGTCAATCACGGATTGGCTACCGGGGCTAGTATTACTATTGCTGGCTCAAATGGTCTTAGTGGCATTAGTGCGAACCAGATTAACGGCACTCGAACAATCACCGTCTTGAACGACAATGAATATACTGTTGTGGCTGGTTCATCGGCTACTGATAGTGCCGATGGCGGTGGTGTGAATGTCACCTTCTCTGGCAACAACATTCCCACGCGCACTTGGGCTGAACCTTCATTCTCTACCGTGCGCGGGTGGCCAGGGTGTGTAACCTTCCATGAAAACCGCCTTTGGTTTGGTGGTGGTTACTCGCAACCTGACGGGTTGTGGAGTTCCAAGATTGGCAACTTCTTTAACTTCGATCTTGGGGAGGGCTTGGATAATGAGTCTATCCAAGTAACCATTGGCTCTGATGATATCTCATCTGTGAAGCATCTCGTGTCTAATCGGCACTTGCAGATATTCACGGCTACCAGTGAGTTCTATATTCCTCGTGTTTCGCAGAGTACCATTACTCCAGCGAACATTACGATTGCTCGGCAGACTCCTTATGGTTCATCGAAGGTAACGCCCTTTCCTTTTGATGGTGCCACCGTGTACGTACAGAGTACGGAGAAGGCTATCCGTGAATTTCTCTATACGGATACTGAGCAGGCATATAACTCTCCTACCCTAACCTTGCTGGCGGATCATTTGATCTCCTCGCCGCAGGATATGGCGATCAGCTATGGCACCTCCAAGCGGGGTGAGCAGTATCTCCTTGTGGTGAATAGCAATGGGACTTTGGCTGTCTTTCATTCGGCTCGCGCTGAAAAGCTGGCTGGCTGGACTCTTTGGTCCACAAGCCATCCATCGGGAACTGCCTCTTTTGATAGCGTGGTGGGGCTTGGTGATCGTATATATATTTCTATTCTTCGTGGTTCTTCTTACTATCTTGAGCGATTCGCTGAGTCTGATCAGGACCTAACGCTCGATTGTACCGTTTCCTATACGAGTGGTTCGGCCACAAGTAGTTGGACTGTGGGCTCGATCTTTTACAATCGTGTGGTGTCCGTTACCTCGAATAACTACTACCTTGGTGATTTTACCGTGGGTGCTAGTGGTGCGTTGACGCTCAATGATGAGGTCACTTCGATCAAGGTAGGCTTTAACTTTACCCCCGAGATTGAAACTCTGCCTGTTAATTTGCAGATGCCTGATGGTTTCTATACTGGCAGGCCCAAGCGTATTGCGCGTGTAATCCTTGGCCTTAACTCTACTCTGGCTGTGAGTGTGGCTGGCAATAGGTTGATTATACGTCAAGTCACGGATGACTTCTCGGTGCAGCCTACTGCGGTTACGGGTAAGAGGGAGTTCTTCTTGCTGGGCTTCAATCGTGATGCCACCGTTTCTATTACTCAAACCGAGCCGCTTCCAATGCGAGTGCTTGGTTTAGCTTTGGAGGTATCAGCCTAATGTGTACGGGCATTGAGATAGCTCTTATCGGCGCAACAGTAGCTTCCACTACGGGAGCTTTTGTTGCTGCTGGGCAGACTGCGGC